GACGGAATTACCTTTTCAAAGTGGAGAGCAGAATCAATCAAAGGATATGGAAACGCAATAGTTCCGCAGGTAGCATACGAATTATTTAAACAATTATAAAATATTTTTACAATTTGGAAAAAAAAGTTTGCATATATAGAATTTAGTATTATATTTGCATCATACTAAAAGAACAAGATATGAAAAACACAATCCAACCAACACACACAATTGATATTCCAAGAATTGAAAACAATGAACTTTACAAAAAAAATAAAGTAAAATATGATCAAAACTATAATGAATTTTATGGTGCTTGTGCTTGTTGTGGTAAAGGCATTAAAGAACCTAAATTTTTATTAAATACAATTTGGGGAGGTTCAATTTATTTAGCAAATGATCAAACAGAATATGACGATGCTTGGCAAATGCCAGTAGGTAGCGAATGTGTAAAAAGAATACCAACACAATACGTAATCAAAACGGGGCTTTAATTAGCCCCTTTACAATTATGAACGCAGAAGAAACAGATTACTTTGAAAGATACTTAACGTATCGTAAAAAGCACACGAACTTATTTAAAAAATATCAATTTACTATTGTAAAATATGAAAAAGAAATATCACGTTTAAAATACCTACTAACTAAACCGATACGTAAAGAAAATGTAGATATAGAATTAACAACAATACTTGAAGCAGTATGTAGTGCGACCGAGATAATTCCACACGATATTTTAGCACACAATAGGCAACGTCATATAAGCATTGCCCGTCATTTATTTTGCTATGTGGCATACAATCACTACGGATATACTTTGGTTGGTATAGCAAGGTTTTTAAACAAAGACCATAGCACAGTAATACATTCAATCAATACCTATCAAAACTTTTTAGACTGCAATTATAAACTTGAAGCAAAATACTATGAGCAATGTAAAAACATCTTATCAATTAGTGCTGAATAAAGGCAAAGAAAGTGTAACCTGGTGCTTACATACTTTAGAAGAAGTTGAGTACTATCGTAAAAAATACGAAAAAAAAGGATGGATATTTTTTAATTTGAAAAAGATTTTATAATTTTGATACATCAAAGATAAGATTTTAATAGAAGTTGCAAGTAGTGACTGGTTAACACAAGCAGCAAAAAATATTTGCCCATTGCACCACGAAGATTTGCAACAACATCTACTTTTAATTTTATGTGAGATGCCAGAATCAAAGTTAATAGATTTACAAAAAAACGGATATCTTAAATACTTTTGCGTAAAAGTTATGTTCAATCAAACAAAAAGCCCAAGACAAGCATTTAACAGACTATTTGCGACAATTGGCGAATATGATGTACATAGTTTAGATTTGGTAGAGGTAAATAGCATAGAAGACAAAATAACAAAAGAAAACCAGTTAACCACAATTGAAAAAGTAGTAAGCAAAAACCAATGGTACGAGAGAGAAATATTTACTCAATGGTCAAATGGAAATTCAGCAAGATCAATCCATAGGCAAACTAAAATATCATTACGTGAAGTACTACGGGTAATAAAAGAAATCAAAGAACAAATAAATAATGAATATAATAATTGAAATTTTAGGAATATCAGCACTTGGATTTATATTTTCAAGTGTAATAACACCAAACCTACCAAAGATGTTTAAACATAAACCATTGACGTGTGAGAGTTGTTTAGCTTGGTGGTTAGGTATTGGATATTTTTACTCACAATACAATTTAGCAGCAATCATACCAGCAGCAATATGTTATGTAGTTGCATCACTTATATGGAAATTATGACAAACGAACAAATAGATTACATCTTAAGCGTAGAACATCATCTACACACATTCAGAAAAACACAAGTGTTTCGCTTAACACCTGAAGAATCATTGAAAGTAAAAACAATTTACCACGAAGTAATGGGCAGCCCAATGCCAAGTTGCAGTAGTTGTTTTATTGAACACTTTACTTCACTTATCATTCGTGCAAAGGCAATGAAAGAGCAGCAGATTCCAACAATTGACGATGTGCAACAAAAGGCATTAGAGTTGGCGCAATTAGCTGATGATGAACAAAAGATAAAACCTTTAAGAAAAAAGAAGTGAAACCCTACACGAAATTATATTTAGATTATTTTGGCTACGATACATCAAGTTTTATTTCTTGTGAAGTATGTGGTGCAAAAGCAGTCGATATAAACCATATACAATGTCGTGGAATGGGTGGAACTAAAAAGAAAGACGTGATCGAAAATCTTATGGCAATGTGTAGAAAATGTCATTTAGAATTAGCGGATAGAAAACAATATATGGATTTGCTAAAAACAGTACATTTAAAATATATGAAATACAATGGAAAACAAAAATAGTTTTGGTGGTTTATGGGATGATGCAAAGTGTTTTGAGTACGAAATGGCAAATCAAATCCGTTTAGACAATGAAGGGTTTGTCAATATGTTTAGAGCAACGGCAAACAAAATAGCAGAACTTGTAGAATTTAAAACTTTCGCTGATATTGGTGGTGGAGTTGGTACGTATTCACTTGCTATGAAAGAATTAAACAAACACGTAACTTACTACGACTTAAACAAACATCACTTTAACTATGCAATGTTACACGATGTAGCACATAAATACCACCAATGCGACATCACTGAAACTAAAATCACAGCAGATTTAGTAGCTTGTATTGAAGTTATGGAACACATAACCGATGACAAACTACACCGAATGCTTGACAACATCAATTGTAAATACTTTCATTTTAGTAGCACACCACATACAACAACTTGGGATGCAGAGTGGGGACATATTAATATAAAACAAGAACGTGATTGGATAGAGTTTTTTAAACAACACAATTATGAATTATTAACGCAAATTGAAGTACCTACAACCTGGTCACTTTTATTCTATAAAAAATGAGATTAAAAAGAAAAACAAATGAATGAACAAAATCTAAAACCAATACAAAAAGGTGAAGTTAGAAACCCTAATGGTAGACCTAAAAAAGTTATAACTAAACTTAAAGAATTAGGATATAGCAAAGACGATGTAAGCCAAACATATTTGAATATGATGGCAATGTCACGTAAAGAACTTGAATTAATTGACAAGGATAAAACTGGTACTTATACAATCGCAGAACAAATTATTGCTGGGGCATTAGTAAAATCACACGACAAGAACTCACTATTTAATCTTGAAACTTTGGTAACACGTGTACACGGCAAACCAAAAGAAACAGTAGACAACAACATTAAAACAGAAGAACCGATAACAATTACTTTAAACTTGAAGCAATGACGGAAAAAGAAGCAATCATAATTTTGACGTATTACAACGATTGGCGAATGGGTGAAGATATTCCAATGCAAGAACCAGCAGTAATAACCGAAGCATTAAAAACTATTATTGAAGCATACTATAAAAAAACAAACATATGACAAACGAAACAATTTATTTAGGCAATGGGTGGGAAAACCAATATGGTTTAAACGTATCAATTAACATCGAGAAATTAAACCAAGCAATTGCAACGGGCAAACTTGAAGTAAACAAATATGGTGATGTAAAAATCAACGTAGGCAAATTAAAGCAGCAGAATGAGAAATCAAAAGCTACTCACTTTGTGGCAGTACCTAAACCAAAAAACGATAGTCCATTCTAATGAAAGCGACACTTGAATTTAATTTACCTGATGATAGTGAAGACTTCAACATTGCATTAGATGGTAGCAAGTGGGCTTATGTTGTATGGCAATTAGACCAATATTTACGCAGTCAAGTTAAACATCCAGCAGAAGGAATGAGTGATGAAACATACAAGGCATTTGAAGATACACGTGATAAATTGTACGAACTATTAAATGAAGAAGGATTGAAATTATGAAAGTATCTTGGAGATTAGCAAGTGAACAAAAACCAAGTGATGAAAGAAGTGTCTTAGTAACTTTTAGAAATGGTGAACAAGCCATTTGTTATTATGATACCGATGGTGACTGGGTAGAATCACATTCTGAAATAATTAAAGCAGAACCTTTATATTGGATGCACATTCCTTTACTACCACACGAATGAAAATATTAGTATTAATGGATAATGCAAGTGGGGTAAGTTTTCACAGACTATTTACCCCTTATGCAAAAATGCAGCAAGACTACGATATGGTTGTAGATGTTAGCCAAACCCCAACCGATTGGATAAACATTGACTACACACAATACGATGCAGTAGTATTCAATAGATGGCTTGGAATTTATCAATACAACGTATTTGAAGCAATCATAAAGGCAAAGTGTAAACTTATATGCGACATAGATGATTATTGGGTAATACCACGTTCAAATCCAGCATTTAAATTCTATAAGAAAGTCATTAAAAACTGCGTAAAAGATGCAATGAGTTTAGCAGATATTGTAACGTGTTCAACTGATCATCTTGCAAATAAAGTAAAAGAGTTTAACGAAAATACTATTACGTTTAGAAATGCTTTGGACTTAACGCACGAACAATGGAATTTACCAAAACAAAAAGGTGATAAACTACGTGTTGGTTGGGTAGGTGGTATTTCACATTTGGAAGATTTGAAGTGTGTAGGTGATGCAGTAAAACGATTTTGTGAAGACTATGATGCAGAATTTTATATGTGTGGTTACCATAGTGATGCTAAAGAATGGCATTTATGCGAAAAAGCAATTACGGGTGTAGGATTAGAAGATAGACCATCGTGGTTTAAAACTGTGTTAGGTACACGTGCAGATTTGTACGGGCAGTCCTATGCGTTATTTGACTTTTGTATTGCACCATTGCGTGAAGATAATTTCAATCAGTATAAATCGGAATTGAAGATAGTAGAAGCAGCAGCATATCAATTGCCTATTATTTGTAGTGATGTCAAACCTTATAATTTCCATTGGAATAATACTGGTATAATGCTATGCCCAAATAACTTTGAAAGTTGGTATGAGTATTTAGTGTCAATGAAAGACCAAATAAACAAAGGAGAATTCAATGCAGAGTATTGTAATGAATACCACAACTTAATAACCATCAACGAGCAGCGATACAATATGCTTGTAGAATTATGCAAATAAACTATCAAAGACCATTTTTAACGACTTACCAACAAGCAATACTTGATGCACCTGAACGTTACACAATAACGGCAGCAGCAACCAAGTGTGGTAAAACAGCAAGTCATATTATATGG